CTAGTACAGCTCTCGGCCAATCCAAACCGCGCGGCCGATGATGCGGATGCCGTCAGCAAGGTCGCCGCGCGCGTCGATCTCAAGCGGTGCGTAGGCGGGGTTGAAACTCTTGAGGATGATCTTGCCCGGCAACGTGTCTACCATCTTGATATACACCACATCCTCAACGGCCACAGCGAAGAGCCGCCCAGCGCGCGGGGTTGTCTGGCTTTGGTCAATTAAAACAACGTCATCGTTGCAAATAACAGGCTCCATGCTGTCACCGTCAACGTGCATGAGCACCATCTGTGCAGGCTGCCCCTTCCGCGTGAGGAAGTCCGTGCGGAAGGCGTAGCGCCTTTCCGTGCTCCCACCTGCCTGAAAGCTCCCGGTCCCCGCTGAAAGTCTCGCCTCCACCATGGGTACCATGGCTAAGTGGCAGTCCATACACTCAATATATTCAGGTGTTACAGCATCAACTACAGGGACGAGCGGCTCCAGCGCCACGCGATTCCCGCGCGCATCTATTGCCGTGCCCTGCCGGATATTCTGCATCTGAGGAATCTTGTGGTCGCGGTAATCCAGCGCCGTGCCCTTGGGGCCGCTTTCCATCTGGGGAATCCCACGGCCACGCGAATCTAATGCCGTTCCACCCATACTGCCGAACAGCAGCCAATCCGCGCTGGCGTTGAACTTCTCGGCGATATCCTCCACCCAGCCACCCGGTATCTGTTGCCGTTTGCGAGCAGCGGCAATTGATTGCGGCTGAATACCGAGCGCTCGTGCAAACTCGGAATCAGACTTGGCGTGAGCTGCGTCCATGAGCCTTTTCAGGCGGTCATCAAATTTCGTGGTTGGCACAGGTTTCTCCGAAACGAACTCCGAAATACAAATTTAAGCTTAATCCTGCAAACTCAGTCTTTAAGCCAAAAATAACAAAAAAGAGCATGGAAATAACTTTTAGCTTGCAAAGAACAAACTGAGTATGTAAACAAAGCTCGTGGGCAGTAAACAAGGAAACAACACATTCATTGTTTACCAGCCCGCAAGCCCAGGGTCAACGTCCGAGCCATTTTGAGTTTTGGACGGAGCCCTCACCTCAAAGTGGACGGCGGTTATGCGGCAAGGCTCCCTTTTCGACGACGATAATAGCAGGCTCTCTGGTCTGATCCCCTCCATGCGCGCGGCTATGAACCGCGCAGCTGGTGAGGATGAGGACGGTCGCAAGCTGCTGGTGGACCGCATCAATGCTGTGGCCAGGGAAGCGGGTATCCGCCTCACCGCCGGGAACGCCAAAGCCATCAGCAAAGACACCCTCGACAAATGGCTGAATCCTAACGACCGCGACCACACGCCGGGCATCCTTGCGGTGGCGGCCTTTTGCTCCGCAACGCGGGATGCGTCGGCACTGCGGGTGCTGCTGCGGTCCCTTGGGATGGAAATAATGACAGATGAGGACCGCAGACTCCGTGATTATGGCCGAGCTTGCTGCGATGAGCGGAAAGCCCGCCGGATAAAGAAGCAACTGGAGGAACAGGTATGACCAGGCGCAACCTCGAACTTGGACTCGCCAGAAATAGTGTGCGCCGCAGAATTCAAGAACACCTCGATTCCGTTGGAATAAATATGGCGGATATCGCTCGTGACTTGGGAGTTACCCGCTCGCTGGTGACAAATACTGTCGCTGGGGCAAATCACAACGCCCGCGTCTTGGACAGGCTTCGGGATGTTGGCGTGCCAGAACAGTACCTCTTTGACCCGCGCCGCGAGGCCGTCAGTGAGAGGGCGGCATGATGGAGGGCGCAAGGGACACATATTCGACGGCGGAACTGGCAACGCTGCTTGGTTGTACAGGGAGAGCCATCCAAATTAAGGCCAAGCGCGAGTCCTGGCCTTCCATTCCCCGCGTCGGGCGTGGCGGCGGGAACATGTACCCCGTAGCAACCCTGCCAAAGGATGTGCGCGATGCCATCCTTACCGCTCAATTATCTGACCAGGGCGTCAGCTTGCCGCCCGCCCTCACTGGCGGCAACGCCCCGGTAATCGACCCGCGCAAGGAAGCGACCGCGCGCGTGGGTGATCTTTCCCAACTCACCGCGCCACAACGTGAAACCGTCCTGGCCCGGCTGGCTTTCATCCGTGAAATTGAGCGCATGACGCGGTTTAGGGGCAAGGAGAAAGTCATTCACCGCCTGGAGGAAGAGTCCAAGGCCGGGACGCTGTGCGAACGCCTTGCCCAGCTGGTGCCCGTGGCGAACGCCCGCTATGGCGAGGGCGAGCAGCGGGGCCTGACGCGCCGCAGCCTGTACCGGTGGTGTTCCAAATACGCCAAAGGGGGCGAGCTGGCGCTTGCGCCGCGCAATCCCCAAAAGGACATGGGCGTGCCCGAATGGGCGCCGCTGTTCCTCTCGTTTTACCAGCGGCCGCAGAATCCCAGCCTGGCCGAGGCCCACCGCGACTTCACCCGCGCCTGGCAGGCCGAGCAGCCCAGCCGCGCCCCGTCCATCGACGCCGTGCGCCGCTTCCTGGCCAAGATCGCCACGCCGGACTTGCAGGCCGGGCGCAAGACGGGCAACGCCCTCTTGCACCTCAAGCCGCACATGAAGCGCAAAACGGAGAAGCTGCTGCCCTGCGACGTGTACACGGCGGACGGCACCACCTTTGACGCCGAGATCGCCCACCCGGACACCGGGCGGCCCTTCAAGCCGGAGATTGTGCTGTTCCTCGACGTGGCCACACGCCGCTGTGTGGGCATTTCCGTAGCCCTGGCCGAAAGCGCCGCCGCCACCCTGGACGCCCTGCGCATGGCCTGCCTTTTCGGCGGCATCCCGGCCATGCTCTACACCGACAACGGCCCCGGCTACACAGCCGACGTGCTGACCCGCACGAGCACGGGCATGCTGGCCCGGCTGGGCATCCAGATTGCCAACGCCATACCCGGCCGCCCGCAGGGCAAGGGGCTTATGGAGCGCGCGGTCAAAACCATCTGCGTTCCTGCCTCCAAGCAACTGGCCACCTGCACCCATGCGGACATGGACGGGGACGCGGCGCACAAGGTGTTCAAAATCACCCGCGCGCAGCTCAAAAAGCACGGGCGCTCGGCGCTTTTGCCCACCTTCGAGCAGTTCAAGAAGGTGCTGCTGGCCCGCGTGGAGGAATACAACGCCAGCCCGCACAAGGCCCTGCCCATCATTGATGACCATGAAGCTGGCAAGCGCCGCCACATGAGCCCCGACGAGTTCTGGAACCACTGTCTGGGCCGCGTGTTTGAGCCCATGCCCGTGCCCGAGGACATGATCGACGACCTGTTCATGCCCGGCACCTTCCGCAAGGTGGCCAACGGCATGGTGCGCCTGTGGAACCGCGACTACTTCGCGCCCGAGCTGGCCAAGCACCACGGCGACATCGTGGAAGTGCGCTACGACGTGTGGGATTCCACCTATGTGACGGTGTGGACCGAGGCGGGCGAGAAGATTTGCCGGGCGGAGCTTGACGCCAACGCCATGGACTACTTCCCCATTTCCCGCATCGAAGACGCCCGTGCCCAGCGCGACCGCGCCCGTCTCAAGCGGCTTGAGGCCAAGGCGAAGGCCATCGCCCCCGGCGCAAGCATCACCGTGTCCGAGGACGCCCCGGCCATAATGGCGGACAGCTTGAGCGCCCGCCAGATCATCACCGTGCAGGCCCAGCCGGAGCCCGCGCCAGCCGTCACCCAGGCGGAATTGGACCGCATCAGCGCCGTCATGGCCGAGGCCGAACGTGACCGCGAGCGGGAGGCCGCCCTGGCCGCCGCGCCCCGGCCGGAGCCCGCAAAGCGTCCCATCTTCCAGCTTTCCACCGAGAAGTACCGCTGGCTCCTGCGCCACCAGGACCAGTGGACCGACGCCGACCGCGCCTGGCTGGCGGAATACGCGCAAGGCGGCGAATACGCGCTGTTGCGCGAACGCTACGAATACGAGGGCCTTGTCCTCACCCCGGCGCAACTTTTCCCGGCGTTAGAAACCCCGAGACTGTGACCCACAACTAACGGAGGCGGACTGTGCGCAAGCTGTTTGTGCGGACGGGCAATTACGAAAGGTTTTCAGCGGCGGTTACGGCCGTGGAGAACCGTGGCGCGGCCGAGGCCGGCATGATGCTGGTGCATGGCCAGCCCGGCTACGGCAAGAGCGAGGTGCTCACCAATTGGGCCGTGGACACGGAAGCCGTGTTCCTGCGCGCCAACATCGACTGGACCCCGCGCTACTTCCTGGTGGAGCTGGCCAAGGCCTTGGCCGTGGACCCGCGCGGCAGCAGCGAGCAGCTGTTCAACCGCATGCTGGCGGTCATCGCCACCCAGCAGATTCCGCTGGTCATCGACGAGGCCGAGGCCACGCTGAAGGACCACGCGGCCGTGCTGGAGAAGATACGCGACTTTTCCGACCGCACGGAGACCATGGTGGTGCTGGTGGGCATGGAGGCCATACAGAAGAGCATTGCCGCGCACCCGCAGATTTCCAGCCGCATCGCCCAGGTGGTGGAGTTCACGCCCGCCAGCCTGGAGGACGTGGCGCTGACCTGCCAGCAGCTTGCCGAGGTCAAGATAGCCCCGGACCTGGTGGCCGAAATCCACCGGCAGAGCGGCGGGCGCATGCGCGAGGTGATGAACGCCATCGCCACGGTGGAGCGCGTGGGCAAGATGAACGGGCTGGCCCAGGTGGACCTGGCCGCCGTGGAAGGCATGAGCATTACCCACGATTGGCGGGCGCGCCGCCCCCGCGTGGTGCGCAAGAGGGCCGCGTAATGGCCTGGCGCGGGCTTGAAATGCTGGCCCAGCTGGCAGGCGGCCCGAAGCTCACGCGTGAGCTTGTCGACGCGCTGGGTATGACCAAGGCTGGCGTGCGCGACGTGTGCAAGCGCTTGGCGGCCCGTGGGCTTATGCAGTCCGTTGAAGGGCTGCATGGCATCACCGAGGCAGGGCGCGCCGCTCTGGCTGGCGGTGCGGAGCTGCTGACCGGTCCGCGCAAGGGCAGCTGCGCGGAGCGCTACAAGAACAGCACGCGGGCCAAGGCCTGGCGGGCGTTTCGCATCCGCCGCAAGGCCAGCGTGGAAGACCTGTTGCCGCTGTTGCTGCCGTCCGACGCGGACAAGCCGGGCGAGAAGCGCGCCCGCAATGACCTGACGAACTACCTGGCCGCGCTTACCGCCTCCGGCCACCTGGTGCAGCTGCCCTTGCGCGGCGGCCAGGCCCGGTGGCTGCTGGCGCGCGATACCGGCCCCTGCGCCCCGGCCTGGCACAAGGCCCGGCGCACCGTCACCGACGCCAACACCGGCGAGGTGCACCGTGTCTGACTGGCTGACGCTGCTCTCGCAGGCCGTGGCGGACTCCAGCAAGGCCGCCGTGGCGGAGGAGCTGGGCGTCTCCCGCCCGGCAATCAGCCTGCTGCTGCTGGGCAAGTACCCCGGCAAAACCGACCGCATGGCCGCGCGCATCCTTGACCGCTACGCCCGCGTGGAGTGCCCGCACACGGGCAAGATTGTGACGCCGGACCATTGCCGCCGCCTGGCCGGCCCGGTGCCCACCAGCAGCCCCGCCGCCCTGCGCCAGTGGCGCGCCTGCCAGGCCTGCCCCCACAAGCCGCAAACCACCAAGGAGGAAGCATGTTAGCCGAAAAGATCAAGCATTCCGTGGCGCGCCTGCGCGAGCTGGCCGCCCGCCTGCCGGAAGAACAACGCCACGTGGCCGACCGCGTGGCGGCCGTGCTGGACGCCTGCGAGGAAATCGCCGCCAACCTGGAGGCGGTGCACCTGCCCATCACCGAACCCGCGCAGCAGGCGCGGCTGCAATAAGGAGAAGCCCCCATGGCCGTGAAAACCCCGAGAACCAAGCCCCAGCCCCTCATCATCGCCGATGCCACCCAGGCCGACGAGGCCCTGCGCCAGTTGGCGGAAATCGCCCGCGAGCAGGAGCGCATCAAGAACGGCATGAATGACCAGATCGACCAGCTCAAGGCTGCCGCCCAACTGCAACAGGAGCCGCTCAATGCCTCGCGCAAGCGCCTGGAGGAGGCGCTTGCCGTGTTCGCCATCCAGCGCAAGGACGAGCTTTTCAGCGGGCGCAAGCGCAGCCTGGAGCTGGTGTTCGGCGTCATCGGCTTCCGCAAGGCCACCAGTCTGCGGCTGATGGCCAAGCACACCTGGGCGCAGGTGTTGGGCCGCTTGCAGGACCTGAACCTGGTGCGGGGCATCCGCACCAAGCTGGAAGTGGACAAGGACGAGCTGCGCACCTGGCCGGACGAGCGCCTGGAAGCCCTTGGCGTGCGGCTGGATTGCGCGGACGAGTTCTATCTGGAGCTGAAGCAGGAGGATTTGCAAGACGCCGCCTGACGCATGCGAAACCGCCCCCCATGTTTGGGGGCGCGGTCGGCCGGGCGTGGTTGCCCGGTCCTGATGAGCAGCCAAACGTAGAAGGGAGCCTCTGGCGGGACGCCATCCCGGATCAAAGTCCGGCACCCCCGCATGGAAGCTCGGAAGCAACCACTGGCCCGGCGGTTTTCCAGTCTTCAGAGACTCCCCGTCTGCTCACTATGGGCCTGGCCGCACTTCGTCAACACGCTACCCGAAAGGAGAGCACATGGCCTTTGAATCCCGCCGCACCCTGCTGGCAAAGGTTCACATCGGCGCAAAGGCCCTGGGCCTGGACGATGACACCTACCGCGACATGCTGGAGAGTCTCACCGGCCAGCGCTCGGCCGGGAAGCTCTCGGAAAAGCAGCTGGTGCTGATGCTGGCCGCCATGCGCAAGCGCGGCTGGAACGATGAAGACCCGCGCCCGGCCCGCAAGAAGCCGAAGCCGCGCGCCACGCCGGGCACCGCGCCCCTGCTGGACAAGGTGGGCGCTCTGCTGGCCGATTCCGGCCGCCCCTGGGCCTACGCCGTGGCCATGGCGAAGCGCATGTACGGCGTGGAAAAGCTGGAATGGGCCAAGGCCGAGCAGCTGCGCGGCATCGTGGCTGCTCTGACCAAGGACGCGCAGCGCCGGGCGCAAAAGGAACAGGAGGTGCCCGCATGCTGACGGATACCGGAATCACGCACGTGGATTTGGAGCAACTGCCCGCCACCGCGCGCGATATTGCCCAGGCCATCGGCCTGCCCAAGGCCTTGCGCCTGGTGGAGCAGCTTGGCGGCACAACCTTCCCGGTGCCCAAGCGCGAAACCAAGCTGGGCGAGCTGCGCTTCGCCGTGCTGGCGGGTGTGATCGGCGTGGAGGCGGCGGAAATTCTTGTGCGGCGCTACGGCAGCACGGACCTGTACGTGCCGCGCTGTGCGGACGCCCTGCGCCGCACGCGGGACGCGGGCATCATCCGCGAATATGAGCAGCTTATCCATACCATGAGCGGCAATGAGGCCGTGCAGCGCTTGGCGCGCAGCCACCGCCTGTCCGACCGGCGCATTTTCGACATCCTGAAAAGTACGCCCGTGCCCACCCTGAACGTGGGTGGGGCGGTGCAACTGCGGCTGCTGGGGTAGCCCAAGCGAAACCGCCCTGCGGGGCGGTCGGCCGGGCGTGGTGGCCCGGTCCTGATGAGCAGCCAAACGGAGTCGACATGAACAAACGCATCATCGATAGAATCCGCAAGCTTCTGTCGCTGGCGAAGTCCGACAACGAGCACGAGGCGGCCAACGCGGCGGCAAAGGCCCAGGAGCTGCTGTCACAGTACAACCTTTCCATGTCGGACATCCCCACCGATGATGACGGGAAGGTCCGCGCGGATACGGCAAGATCACGCACGCGCCAGCGGCTTGAAAAGTGGGCAAAGGCCTTGGCCTGCCTCACTGCAAAGGCCTTTGACTGCGCGTATTACCACTCGCTTGACGGAAACACCTGCTTCGTCGGTGTCGGCGCGGATCAGGAAGTCTGCGCCTGGACATACGGCTACCTCTACAAAACGCTGCTGCGCATGGGGTCAAAGCACATGCAGACGCCCCGGTGCCGCCGCCTGCGCAGCAGCCGCAGCAAGGCCCTGGCCCGCGAGTCGTATCTCCTTGGTGTCGTGTACGCCGTCTCTGACAGGCTGGAGGCCCAGCGCCTGCGCACTCCCGTGACCAGTCAGGACCTGGTGCCCGTGAAAGAGGCGGCCATACGTGAGGCGATGCCTGACGACTTGCGCTTTCGGCCGTTGGACTTCAAAGGCACGCGCGACGCGGACCTTGAAGCGGGCTTGAACGATGGGAAGCACGTGTCACTTGCATCGCCGCTCAAGGGGGCAAGCCAAAACGGGCTCACGGCCTAACGCGAAACCGCCCTGCGGGGCGGTCGGCCGGGCGTGGTGGCCCGGTCCTGATGAGCAGCCAAGGGAGGGGATTGTGAAGAAGTACCGCGAGAATGACAGGATTTTCAGCCGCCGCCATCGTAGCGGGGAAATCCGCGTCGATGTCGCCGGGCACAAGGTGCTCCTTGGCCGCATCGTCAAAAAGGACGGAAACCCAGGCCGCGAGGTCGTTGTCAGCGTTTCGGACGTCACGCACGTATGGCCGACTTTGCCGGGGGTGCAGAAATGAGTGTCCCCCGTTTCGTTCTCGCCCGGTCGGCCGGTGACACCGTAATCCTGCACGATACGCAGAAGAAGCGCCTGGCGGCC